CCTCTTTCTTAACGCTAACCCATAAAACGATGGATAAGCGTCAAAGATCAGATTCTGCTGCGTCTGCAGTCAAAGCGATGGCAAGCGCGGCAATGTCTCCGCTATTGCCGCTCAATCACGCGTCGATAACCGAAAACGCGCTACCGTTTTGGCACAACGTGTTGTGCGCGCGCGCGCGAGACGAGTGGTCTGATGCAGATTTGGTGATAGCCGCGCAGCTGGCGCAGTGCATGGCAGATATGCACGAGGAAACCGCAGAGCTACGAGCAGAGGGCAGGATCATACAAAACGAGCGCGGGACGATGGTTATGAACCCACGAAACGCAGCGCTTGAACAGATGGCGCGTCGCGAGCTGGCCCTTATGCGATCTTTGCGCATGACTGGGCGAGTGGCAGGAGATTCGCGCGACGAATCAGGCGGACGAAGGATTGAAGCGCAATCAAGACGAATTCGGGCCGAGCTTGAGGAAGATGATTTGCTGGCTTAGCGATGGCAGAGACAAGAGGCGAGCGAGTAATCCGATTTGTCGAGACATATTGCAAAGTTCCAGAGGGCGACAAGATAGGGCAGCTAATCAAGCTGGAGCCGTTTCAAAAGCGATTCCTGCTTGAAGTTTATGACAACCCTGTAGGTACGCATTCGGCATACTTAAGCATTGCCAGAAAAAACGCCAAGACAGCAACGATAGCTTGCATTCTTTTGGCGCATTTGGCTGGACCTGAGGCGGTGCAAAACTCGCAAATCGTCAGCGGTGCTCGATCTAAAGATCAGGCCGCCGTTATTTTCGAGCTTGCCCGTAAAATGATCGAGGCGTCGCCAGCTCTGATGAAACGCATCAGGATACAGCCGAGCGGTAAGCGGCTTATTGGCCTGAGCAAGAATGTGCTTTATCGCGCATTGTCCGCAGAGGGAAAGACGGCACACGGACTGTCTCCAGTGCTGGCCATACTTGATGAAGTGGGGCAGGTTGTTGGGCCGAAGGATGACTTTATCTCGGCGATTACATCGGCACAAGGCGCGTACAGCAATCCGCTGCTGATAGCCATCAGCACGCAGGCGCCGACTGACGCAGACCTGTTTAGCACCTGGATAGACGCGCAGAAAAACGCTCCAGATCCACGCGTGGTGTGCCATGTGTATGAAGCGCCAGCAGACTGTGAGATTGACGACCGCAACGCATGGGCGGCAGCCAATCCGGCGCTTGGTGTGTTTCGATCGATAGATGACGTTGCCAAACAAGCAAAACTGGCAATTGACATTCCGTCGAACGAGCCGAGCTTTCGGAATCTGATACTCAACCAAAGATGCGAATCATCATCTCCGTTTGTGCCACGGTCGGTGTGGGAGTCTAATGGCGGCGATCCTGGGGAGCTGGCTGGCCGTAAAGCATGGATAGGTCTGGACCTTGCAAGCGTCAGCGACTTGTCTGCTCTTGTTGCGTTAGACGATACTGGCGGCGTTCATTCGCAGTTTTGGCTACCGAAATTCGGACTTGTTGAAAAGTCTCGAAAAGACAAAGTGCCATATGATTTGTGGGAAAAACAGGGTTTTTTGCACACGACGCCTGGCAAAGCGGTTGAATATGAGTTTGTTGCAGAGTACTTGCGCGGATTGTTTGACTCGTGCGACGTTCAGGCCGTTGGGTTCGACCGGTACAACATGAAATTCCTGAAGCCGTGGCTTGTTAAGGCCGGGTTTGCGGATGCCGAACTGGAAAAGTTTGTCGAGTTTGGGCAGGGCACAGCCAGTATGACTCCAGCCTTGCGAGAGCTAGAAGTGCGACTTGTCAATGCTCAGTTGCGGCATGGCAATCACCCAGTTTTAAACATGTGCTGCGCTAACGCGCGCGTTGTCGGCGATTCTGGCGCCCGGAAATTTGACAAGCGGCAAGCAATTAGAAGAATTGATGGCATGGTGTCTTTGGCGATGGCTGTCGGCGTGTCGCCGTCTGAAACTGAAGAGGCGTGCGGCGTGGAGCTATGCATTCTATGAGCGGAGCCACTTGGTATAACGCCGAACGCGTATCGCAGCCTGGATCGGTCATTTTGTCCGCCTGGAAAGCGCAGCGCGAGGCCGAACGGTCGGCTATCAGCAACGCTGGCGCAACATACACCACCTCGTCAGGAACGTCTGGCAGCGCACTCTATGAATGGCTGACTGGAGCAGGCGCGCTATCTTCTGCCGGGCCTGCGGTGACCGAGCGGACGGCCATGGCTATCGGCGCGGTGTATGCGTGCGTTGGCCTGATATCCGGCGCTATTGCAAGCCTGCCGCTGAAAACCTACCGGCGCAACGGCGATTCGCGCGAGTCCTATACCTCTGATCTCTGGTGGCTGCTGAACGAACAGCCGACGCCGAGCATGTCGGCAGCTGTGATGTGGGAATACCTCACGTGGTCGCTGCTGCTGCATGGCGACGCGTTTTCCAAAATTGAGCGAGCGTCAAGGTTGTCGCCGACAATTTCAGGATTCAGCCCGCGACATCCGCTCAATGTGTCTGTGGCGCGCAACGGCGACCGGCTGGTTTATGTTGCGAAAGACGCTAACACCGGAGAGGTCGAGACGCTTGACCAGGATGACATGCTGCACGTTCCTGGGCTTGGTTTTGACGGGCTGCGCGGACTTTCTCCGCTGCGTTACTCCGCAAAGCAGGCGATGGGCATTTCGCTGGCTGCAGACGATTATTCTGCGCGGTTCTTTTCCAACGGAGCGCGGCCTGATTATGTTGTCACCGTTCCCGGAAAAATGGATCAGGAGCAGCAAAAGTTGTTCCGTGAATCGTGGATGGCTCGCTATGCTGGAGTTCAAAACGCGCACATTCCAGCCATCCTGACGGGTGGCGGCGATGTCAAGACGCTATCGCTGAATCCTGAGGATGCGCAACTGATCGAAACGCGCAATTTTCAGGCGGCAGATATTGCGCGGTTTTTCGGCGTTCCGCCGCACATGATCGGCCTGATTGATAAGTCCACGTCGTTCGGCACCGGCATCGAGCAGCAGTCGATCGGTTTTGTGAAATACACGCTGTCGCGCCATCTGGTCAAGTTCGAGCAGGAAATCAACCGGAAGTGCTTTAGAACAGCCAGAAACTTTGCAGAATTCCAGACTTCAGGGCTTGAGCGTGGCGACTACAAGGCGCGCAACGAGGGGTATCGCATCGCCCTGGGCCGCGCTGGCGAGCCGGCATGGATGACCATCAACGAAGTTCGCAAGCTAGAAAATCTCCCGCCGATTGACGGTGGTGATGCGATGCAGCAAGCCGCAACAGCAACAGCAACAGCACCGGAATCGCCATGAAAATCCTAAATCGAATCCTGGCAGACAATCGCGGCAAAGGACTGTTCCGCGTTGAGAATGCTGCCGATGACGAAGCGACGATCTATCTGTATGACGCGATCGTGTCTGATGACTATTTCGGCGGCGTGTCGGCTACGAGCTTTGTTAAAGCGCTGGCGGAAACAACGGCCAAAACAATTCATCTGCGCATCAACTGCCCTGGCGGCGATGTGTTCGCCGGCCAGGCGATGGCGCAAGCGTTGCGCGAAAAGCCCGCAAAGTGCATCGCGCATATCGACGGGTACGCAGCAAGCGCAGCATCATGGGTAGCCCTTGCTTGCGACGAGTCGGTAATCAGCGAGGGCGGCATGGTGATGATTCACCAAGCGCAGACACTGGCCGCTGGAAATGCGGAGGACTTGCGCGCATCTGCAGATTTGCTGGAAAAG